TTATAGTTCAAGACTGCGCAAGTGAGTTCGTAGTCATAGAAAGCGATAGGGCGCAAGCCTATTTCGATAGCTACAAGATGCTTAAGTTCGCTCCAGATCAGCCGATGTTAATCAGGCAGGTTCCTAGGCTTTATTGCGATGATCTCATGATCACAGGCGAATGTGACGGTTTACTTCAAGGATACGGCTCAGACAGGCTTATAGACTGGAAATGCTCTGCAAATGCGCATCAAGAGCAGTGGAACATGCAGGCCCATTTTTACTTATACCTACTCAAAGTAAACGGCTATAGCATATCTGAGGACATGCTTTGGGTAAATTTGCGACATAGAAAGCGTGTAAAATACGGAAAGAACGGACAGAATAAGCTAATTTACGACCCGCTAGAGCCCATAGTTCACACATTCCAGTTCGACCAAAAAGTGCTCGACAAGTGCATGGAAGCAGCAATTAAGTACTGGGAAGAAAAATCTTCTGCTATTTCTGTTGTATAAAAGGTTGTGATAATGTTATAGTTAAGCCATAACCAAAAAGGAGGTCATTCCGTGAAATGGAGAAGTGTAATAAACAATGAACTGCCTGAAGAAGGCGAATATGTATTGTGGAACGATACATCTAGAAACGATAAATTTAAATACTTTGTGGCCAGAGTGAGATCTGAACCAGAAGGCATATTCTTGGCTGGAGCTTACATAGATATTTATGAGAAATTCAGAGATGACATCTTATGGTGTTATATCCAAGGAGGAAAGGAGAGCTAAGATGTCCAACGCACAGATAGTAAAAGATTACGTTGATCGTATTAGAGATAATATAATCAAAACTTTAGATTCAAATCCTGATCATATTTATCCTTTCGTTGTAGGATGGATGCAGGCTGATATAAACCATATTCTTTGTAGGCTAGAATGGGAGTTCCCTGAAGCTTTTAAGAGTATAAAACAGATGTTAAACGAAAGACCATTTGAGTAAAAACAATGAGAGAAATACAAGACTTTCAACAGTTAGGCGACGAATGGGAAGCGATCCAAGATAGGATCACCAGAAGCACTCTTGAGATGTACAAGCGTCAGCTGGAAGGCTATTCAGAGATTCACGGAGTAGAGATCTACGATCTAATGACTCTAAAGCCCGCAATGTTCGGCGAGGACTGCGATATGGTTGCAGACCTTGTCGAATGGATACTAGAGATAGAAGCGGAAATAAAAACCCCCTGATGGATGAGATCAGGGGTAAATCAATCACCAATAAAAATGAGATTGCTACATGAACTATAGCGACCAAGAATATATCAGCGGAGAAGAATATCATCAAGCGATGATGTTCGATTTTTACAAAGAGAGAGCCGAAGAGCTTGAGAATAAGCTACTTATGGTAGAAATAGAGCTTAGTTTCTCTAAGATTAGAGCTAAGATGTGGGAAGACCTATACAATCAAGTTGAATCTAATACTAGCAAAGTGTAAACTTTGTAGTTTAGGAGGTGATTGTATGTTGATATATCCTGTACCAGATCAAGAACTTGGCGAAGAATGGCCAGATGAATTTAAAAAATAAAGGAGAAAACTAATGAGCAATGAAATAGTACAAGCCACCCACTACAAAACAGAGCTTGACTACGCCAAAGAAGTAGGCAAGATGGTGGTAAAATCTGGCAAATGGCCAAAAGAGTGGACCGAGGATACAGTAGCTATCCTAGTGATGTATGCAAGAGACCTGGGCATCCATCCTGTGAAGGCCTTGATGAATGGTTTCGACATCATACAAGGCAAGATCAGTATGAAGCCCATTCTTATGGCAGACATGATCCGTAAGTCAGGAGGCAGCATCCAGATCCTGCAGAATGACGATGTCGCTTGCGTTCTAAAGGGGACACGGAAGGACAATGGAGACACTTGCACAATCAAGTTTAGCTACGAAGATGCAAAGAAAGCTGGACTAACTAGCAAGGAAAACTGGAACAAATGGCGCTCAGACATGCTATACAGCAGAGCTATGGGGCGTCTAGCTAGGCAATTATGGACAGATGTTATTGGAGGCGCATACACCGATGGTGAAATGGAAGACATCAAAGCAGGAACGAAAGCACCTCAGGAGCCTGAAATGGCTCAAGCTGACTTCGAGGTTACTACTATTGTTCAGGAACAACCAAAGATAGAGGCCCTTCCGGCTGCTTCTAGCACACCTACAATCGACGATCTACAAAAAGCCATGTTTGGACACCACCCTATTGGCAAAGACGAATTGCAGGCCTTCCTAATCGATATGTCACAACAGAAGCAAGCATCCGAAGAGGCTATCATCAGGTCTGCCCTAAGAAGTGAAGATGCGATGTCGAAGTTCTGCAAGGCTCTAGAAGAATGGCAGAAGCAAGCACCTGAATCTGAACCTGAAGTCGTTTAGCTTACTCAGCCTTGACAATAGGGGTCTTCATAGGACGGCCCCTTTTTCTTTTCGGAAGCAGTTCCGCTGCCTTCTTAGCTTCTTGCTTCTCTTTGAACTGAGCAAGAGCTTTGCGTGAAGCTGCTTTGAATGAGCACATTTGCATTGTATCACGAGATATAGTCTCAGAAAGCTTAGGATTCTCCCAATGAAGTCCTTCTCCAAATTCATCTTTTGTGTAATGAGGTTTTGCATTTAGCATCCGATCTATTGAATCTACAAATGATTGCGGAACTTTTGTTGTCTCACCAGGCGCAGGAAGAGAATTGTTAAACATGAGGTCCTGCTTAGCTTCCATCTGTGTGATCATGGAGAGCATGGTTTTGAGGCTATTTGTGTTTGATAAAGCATGGTCGACATAGTGATCTAAGCGCTTTGCTATGCGATCTTGCATCACAAGGACCAAAGCTGCAATGACTAAAGTTATAAGGGCGAAAAACGTTGTGACAATTGACCATTCCATGATATGCCTTTTTAACTTGGAAGATACCCTATGCATGAGAAATTTGGCTAGGAATTAAAGGCATTTAAGGTTATCTTCTAAAACAAAACAGGCGTCTATCTCGCAAAGAATATTGACGCCTGTTCCCCACAGAAAGTGATACACGAGATCTTAACACTTCCTGTGGATTAATACAACAAAAGATCCAACAAAGGAAGAAAATTTCATGTCCATAGACATCACACTACAACGATCACCGCATGATCGTAATCATCCATATTCAATGATTTCAAATGATCTTATTGACAATATGGAGATATCTAATGAATTAAAAATGTTATTAATATATTGTGTTAGAAAGCCTGACAACTGGGTCTTTCAAATAGAACATTTAATAAAATGTATGGATCTTTCTCGACGGCATTTATATAGAATTATTGATGAAGGTATAAAAAATGGTTATATCTTTAGGCCAAGGCAAGATCATGATGGCCATTTCAAAAGTGTAAAGTATTTTTTCTCTGAATCTCCAATTTTCAAAAAATGTTCGCCGTGTGCCAAAACCAGCATAGCTGGAAATGTCACGCCTTCCTTATATAATAAGACTGAAGAATATCTAGAGCATCCTACAGATGCACCTTACGAGAAAGCTCCGATGAGAGACGACATCGAAGCATTACCCTTCAGCGAAAAAGACAAACGCTCTCTCAGCAAATACCCTCGCGAAGCGATCGCTCATGCAAGCTATTGTCTCAAGCGAATGAAGCAAAAGCCCCCTAAGCCCATCGCTGTCTTCACGAACTTATGCAAGGGCTACATGTTGAAAGAAAAACTTAATCCTCAAGGAGAGCAAAGAAGATCTCAAGAAGATGTGGCGCGCGCGGCCCGAAACAAAGAAAGCTTTTCAAGCCAAAAGTATGAAAAGCTTAGGATGTTTTTCTCCATTGAAGGCGATAATGTTGTGGCAAAATATGGCGGAAAAGTGTATAGTGTTAGCATGTTTAGTGACCTATTTGAAGAAGAAATTTTAAATGTTATAGGCAAATTATATGACCAAATCAATCTATCCTCCTAATTCTCAAGAAGCTGAATTAATTGTTATAGGATCAATGCTAAGCTCAGCGAGTCACAACGACTTCGCCTGCCAGCATTTGCTTCCCCAAGACTTCTTTCAAAGCAAGAATAAGATTATATTCTCTGCTTTAAAGTCTATGTACGAAGAGGAAAAACCTGCTGAAACTCAGCTTCTCATACAGAAGCTCAAGGATGAGGGTAATCTTTCCCAAATAACCACAGAATATATTTTTGAATGCACGTCTTTCTCAAACAATGCTTATCAGCTAGAAGAATATGTAAATATAGTCCTTGATAAGTCTATGCGTCGTGAGTTAATGTTATTATTGAATAACTCTACGCAAGATATCAGCGACGAAAAGCGTTCTGCCGAAGAGATTCTTGAAGATTTCTCTAAAGAAATCTCTCGTATCTTGAAGAAAAAGTCTTCTCACGAATTCTACACTTTGACTGATATCGTCACAGGGAAAAAATCGCCAGTAGGCGTTTCTCTTGGTGAATATATAGAAAATAAAATTAAAGATAGAAGAGACTGCAAAGACTCAAACTGCACAGGCTTGAGCACAGGAATATCTTCGATAGACTCTTATCTAAATGGCTTAGGCAAGTCAAATCTAATCATACTGGCGGCTCGCCCAGGCGTAGGCAAAACTACGTTTGCCCTCGATGTAGCCGTTGATGTAGGTATTCGATCTAGAGTTCCTGTCGGCATCTTTAGCCTAGAGATGTCGATTCCTCAAATAGTCCTTAAGCTTTTTAGCAACTACTCAGGAATGAGCTACGCTGATTTCGATAGGGGCAATGAAGTTGATCTCGAAGAAGTCAAAGAGAATATGGAAAAGATCAAAAATGCTCCAATAATTCTCTATGAATCAAGCTCTTGCAAAATAGGCGATATCATGACAGCCGCTCGTAAGATGAAAGAAATTCATGATATAAGATTTATTATTATAGACTATCTACAGCTTATTGGAGGCTCCGCACGATTCAAGAACTCCGATAGCCGAGTCAATGAAGTTTCAGAAATTTCAAGGAGCCTCAAAATTCTTGCTAAAGAGCTGAATATACCCATTTTATGCTTAAGCCAGCTAAATAGAGCAGTGGAATCAAGAAACGATAAGATACCTATGCTTAGCGACTTAAGAGAATCTGGAGCCATTGAGCAGGACGCAGACCAAGTCTTGATGCTTCACAGGCCTGATCTTTACAATCCAAGCGATTCTCCAGGTAAAGTAATAGTAAATATTGCTAAAAATCGTCATGGACAGACAGGAAGAATCGATCTGGCCATAGATCTCAAGAATGGCAATTTCTATGAGTATTCTCACATGCTGAAAAGTACTATAGATGACTTTAATACAAATAGGTTAAGTGAATGAATGCAAAACTA